GACCGTGATTCGCGAAACCGCCGCCGACAACGCCGCGCGCGGATCCACCACGAGCAACCGCATCACGCTTTCGTTCGTCCCCGCTAACAACCTCGACCCAACCTATTACGCCCGATGAACATTTTCACGAAGATCTTCAGCAAAAAAGGCGGGAACAAAACAGGGGAGCGGGGGTTCCGCGAACTCGCTTCGGTGGGCGGTGGGATCAATGGCGACTGGCCCGTAAGTCAGATCGGGGAAGATGCCGATATGTGGCAGAACGCATGGGCGTTGACCTCCCGCGTTCGCGATCTTTTTCGCTCCAATCCGCTCTACCAAGCCTATCGGGAAACGCTGTGGGCGAACGTCTTCGGAAGCGAAGGCATCATGCTTCGGAGTCGGGTGAAAGAGCAAGAGGACAGGATCGTGCAGAACGCGGGAGAGAAGGCGACGCTTCGCGCCTACGACGCACGAATTGACCGCGTACGCGCTCACGCCGCCGAGCGGAGTGGCAACCCCTTTCACCCGACGAACCGCCCGTGGATTGGCTCTAATGGCTCGAGCAGGGCACAAGTCAAAGTTGGCGAGCCCGACGTGTTCGCCCGACAACTCATCGAAAAGAAATGGGCGGAGTGGCAACGCGCGGAATACTGCGACACCCGGGGGACGCGCAATTACAAGACGATGCGCCAGCTTCGCTTAATCTCCGCTTGCCGAGACGGCGACTTTTTCATTCGTATGATTCGAGATCCGCGCGTGAACAAGTTCGGATTCTCACTCCAAATGATCAACGCGGAGTGGTGTGATAGGTTGATGAATGGGACGCTCGCCAATGGCAACGTTGTGCGAATGGGCATTGAATACGAGAGCTCAAGCTGGGGGCTTGGAAAGGCGGTGGCTTATTATTTCATCCGCCGTCAGCCCAACGATTGGCAGTTTACGATCGCCGGCACATTCGGTTTCGGCGCAATCAATAACGGGCTCCATGACCGCATCCCCGCCCGCGAAATCATCCACTACGCCCGCCCCGTAGACAGCGACTCAACGCGCCCGGCCCCGTGGGTTGCGACGACGATTCCCAAGGCTCGCCAGCTCGACCAATACGAGCTTGCCGAGGTGGTCGCCGCTCGTCAGCAGGCGACGAAAACGGGGTGGCTTTATTCGGACGTGCTCCCCGAAGGGGGAAATGCAGGCTTCACCGTGGATCCGCGCAACGGCTTGCCGAATCAGCAGATGGGGCCGGGCGACATCGGCGCGCTTCCTTGGGGGGTGAAGTATCAGGCGATCGACCCCACCCACCCGAACGGCAACTTCGGCGAGTTTCGGAAAGCGATGGTTCGGAGTCAATGCGCGGGGATGCCCGGCGCAAATTACTCTACGATGGCGAATGATTACGAAGCGATCAACTTCAGCGCGGGGCGCCTTCAGAAGCTCGACAGCAACGAGCTTTTCAAACTCATCCAAACCTTCGACATCGACTACGCTGAGCGTCCAATTTTCGAGGCGTGGCTTGAAATGTCGCTGACCACTGGCGCAATCCCGCTTCCTCTCGCAAAGTTCGACAAATTTAGCGCGGCAGTCTTCCAAGGGCGAAGGTGGCAAGGGGTGGACGAGGGGAAAGAAGCAACCGCCGCGGCGCTCCGCGTGGCAAATCACATGAGCAGTTTGAGCCGCGAATGTGCAGACAAAGGAGCCGACTTCGAGGAGATCGCTTTTGAGCGCGCGGAAGAGTTGATGCTTCAGGAACAGCTAGGCATCAACCCACAACTCACCGTCGCCTATCCACCCCCGCAGATGCCCGCGGCGAAGCCTGACGAAGAGGATGAAGACGAGGAAGATGAGGAGGATGACGAGGAAGAAATGGCGCAAGCAATCGCCGCCGCTAAATCCCGCGCATGAACCGCCGAAAGCCAACGCCGAAGCCGATCGTCAACCGCGACCCCGTGCAACTCGTCACCCGATGAAGCCTCCCGATTACATCATCTCCGCCGCCAAGCGCGGGCTGGAATTACTCGCCGATGGCTACGGTGGCGACGGGCTTACCGAAGGCACCAAAGACGCCGCGCGACGCATGGCCGCGGGCGAGGTGAGTGACGAGAAAATCGTGAAGGCGAACGCATGGGGGGCGCGTCACGCGGTAGACCTCGAAGCAGGGAAAAATAACAACGCCGACGACCCCGAATGGCCGGGGGCGGGGGCGGTTGCTCATTACTTGTGGGGCATTAACCCGCTCAACCCCGCACCCGCCCGCGAATGGTTCGCACGCCAAGCAGAGAAAATCCAAAACCCAAAAAAAATGAAATCACCGACGACAACTCAATACCGCGCAGGCATGGCATCCACCGACGACTCGGGGCTGATGACACTCTCTATTTGTTCAGACATCCCCTATCAACGCGGATCGATGGAGGGCGACTATTACGAGGTGCTCGACCACTCACCTGGAATGATGGATTACACTCGCCTAAGCAACGGTGCCGCCCTCCTTTTCAACCACGACCGCAACATTCAAATCGGCACGGTCAGCAACCCGAAGATCGTTGACGGGCGCACCTACGTTGACGCCAAAATCTCAAGCGCGCCCGACGTCGCTTCCTACGCCCAACGCATGAAGGAAGGCATCCTTAAGGACACGTCGATTGGCTACGAAATCATGGATGACGGCGAGCAGATTGGAGAGATCGATGGCACCCCAGTCTTCAAGTTCAAGTTCCGGGTTCACGAAGCTTCCATGGTCACCATCCCTGCCGATACGACCGTTGGCATGGGGCGCTTCCGATCCTTGCAAGGCGATGAGGACAAGCAAGTTTCCTTCATCAAAAAACTGGGGGTTGCGAATCAAATTCTTGAATCCCAATCTCAAATTACAACTCCAACGAATCTCCAACCAACAACAAAACCTAAAATGGAAATCACCATCGACCCAACCAGCGAACGGAATCTCGCCGTCGCCGAATTCAAAAGCCGTTGCAAGAAAATCGACGACTTCACCGCTTCCTTGAAGCACCCACAGTGGCAGAAGGCCGCCGCTGAAATCGGCGCAAAACACAAGACTGGCGAAGCTGACTTCGAAGCGTTCCGCCACGAAGCTCTTGACGCGTTTGAAGGCGTGACCCGCGTCAGCGCAGAGGACAAGGGAATTGGCATGAGCGCCCGCAACCTCGGCGACTACTCGCTCGTTCGCGCTCTTTCCGGCGCGGCTCACGGCAAGCTCACGGGCTTGGAAAAAGAAGTTTCCGACACCGTCGCGAAATTGACGGGGCGCGAAACTCAAGGGTTCTTCATCCCGCAGGATGTGATGACCCACAAGCGGGCGTTGGCCTCCAACGTGTTCTCCGCCGCCGGTGCGCTCGTCGAAACTGGATTCCAAGGGCAATCCCTTATCGAACTCCTCCGCAACCAGATGTATACCGTGGCAATGGGCGCTCGGACGATCAGCGGGTTGAAAGGCAACCTCTCCATCCCCTCGCAGACTGGCGGGGCAACGGCTTCTTGGCTCAGCGAAAACGCTACCATTGCCGAATCGAATCAGACCGTCGGGCAGGTGAGTTTGACCCCTCATCGCCTCGCCGCCGCAACCGCCTTTACCTTCCAGTTGCTCGCTCAATCCACGCCTGACGTTGAATCGTTCGTTCGCGAAGATTTGATGCGCGTACTAGCAATCGCCAAGGATCTGGCGGCCACCTCTGGCACTGGCTACGCAGGTCAGCCGCTTGGTATCGCCAACACTCCCGGATTGTCCACCTCGGTCACTTTGGCGGGCGCGAACTCGATGACATACGCGAACGCGGTGCAGTTCGAAACGAACGTTGCCACCTCAAACGCGCTGCTCGGAAAACTCGGTTATCTGACCAGCGTTGCCACTCGCGGCAACTCCAAGCTCGTCGCCGAAATCGCCGCCGCGAACTCCATCCCCGTGTGGAAAAACAACATCGTCAACGGCTATACCGCGATGGCGACGAACCAGCTCACCACGCTTCCTTCCGTGATCTTCGGCAACTTCGACGATCTGATTATCGCCGACTGGGGAGCAGGTGGAAACGAAATCATCGTCGACCCTTATTCTCTGTCGATGCAAGGGCAGGTGCGGATTGTCATTCAGCACCTCACCGACGTCGCCGTTCGCCACGCAAAATCGTTTGCCGTCAGCTCCACGTAATCCGCAGACCAACCTTCAAAAATAGAACCATAATCCCATGCCACAATCACCCGACATCAACGGAGAGAATACGGTCATCGCCTTCCTCCCTCCCACCGCAATCACCGCCGCGACAACCACTTACGCAGGCGTTGACCTGCAAGCGTTCGTGGGCAATGTGCTCGTTACCCTTAATTGGGTGCGACCAAACGCCGCCGCCGGGACGCTCGCCTTGGCGATCCTCGACAGCGCAGACAATACGACCTTCGCCGCCAACGCGGCGACGGGCATTATCTCCGACGTGACGACCGCCACAAGCGGATGCGTGAAATGCGCGATCGACACGAGGGCGGTTAACCGCTACGTCCAACCTAAGCTCACCTGCACCGGCACCACGGCAACGTGGACGGCATCTTTAGTGATTGCAGGATTGAAATCAATCGTCTAAACCTCGGTTCGGTTATTTGTCATAACTGGCGCAGTGCCGAAAGGCACTGCGCCTTTTTCTTGCCATCATGCTTCGCTTGTGCGACTAAATCGCTCCTCTCCCGATGACCACAAACGAAGCGCGAAAAAAGAACCGAAAGAAGCTTGGCGAAGCTGAGAAATTCTCACGTGCTGAAGACCGAAGCGGCGCCGAAAAGATCTGGCGAGCGCATTTAAAAGACGCCCCCGAAGACGCCGACGTTCTCTTTAACGTTGGCGTTTGCATTCAACGCCGGGCAACCGAATCCGCAGAACGCCACGAAGCCGCCACCTTTTTTGACCGCGTCGTTTCATCCCCCGAAGCAACGATGGAGCGCAAAGCGGACGCGCTAAACAACCTCGGGTTGCTCATGGAGTCGATAGGCGAAAGCGAGAAGGCGATGGTCGCTTACGGATTCGCTCTCAAGATGTACCCGATGCACAAAGCCGCGCGCGTCAACCTCGGCGATTCGCATCGGCACTTCGGCAATTTTTACCAAGCGGACGAAGAGTTTCGCGTTGTCCTAAGCCAAGACGACGCCTCACCCGAAGCTCACTTTTGCGCTGGCATGATCGCCCTCTTATTGGGCGACTACAAACGCGGGTGGGAAGAATACCGATGGCGGGTGAAGGTGCCGAACTACCAGACGAAACCTTTCATCACCGACAAGCCAAAGTGGCAGGGCGAAGCGCTCGACGCCAAGACAATTATCCTCACCGAAGAGCAGGGGTTCGGCGACTCGTTTCAATTTTTGCGATACGCCCGATGGTTCAAGGCGCAGGGGGCGCGCGTAGTTTTTCGCGCTCAGCCTGCACTCCACCGCATCGCCGAAGGCTTCGATGGC